TTATTACTCAAAAACAAGAAAATGAATTTATGAAGAAAATTCAGGCAATGGGAGTAGCTGGACAAACAGCAGCAGCTTTATTGAGAGCATTAGGAAAGAAATAATTATTAACAATAAAAACCCTAAACAATGAAACGACGTATGTCTAGAAAACGAAGAGGCGGTTACAGAAAAGTAAAACGCACTTATTACATTCAACGAGGTGGAACCCGTTTATAAACAATTAAAAACAAAAAACAACATGAAAAACTTATTCAACAGTATTAAGTTAACAAAACCAAAAAGCAATAGCTTTGATTTATCCCATGATGTTAAGTTATCAACACAAATGGGCCAATTGACACCAATTCTTACTTTAGAATGTGTACCAGGCGACAAGTTTAATCTTGGATGCGAAAGTTTAGTAAGATTTGCACCACTTATTGCACCAGTTATGCATAGAATGGATGTTAGTATGCATTATTTCTTTGTACCTAATCGTATATTATGGAATAATTGGGAAAAGTTTATAACAGATGCTAATTCAGGAATAACTGCACCTTATTTAGGTTATGATAATTCTGCTGCGTTTACTACAGCAAATAAAAATTTCATGGATTATATGGGAGTACCTCCTAATAATACAACAGTAGCTCAATCTATTAATGCTTTACCATTTGCAGCATATCAAGCTATTTATAATGATTATTATAGAGACCAAAATCTAATAGCTCCAATCGATTATAAATTAAAAGACGGTAATCAGTATATACCTGGAGTTGCTGATAGTGAAACAAAATGGATTACTATGCGTAATAGAGCATGGGAGCATGATTATTTCACATCAGCATTACCTTTTGCTCAAAAAGGTGCAGCTGTAGACATTCCAATTGGACTAGTAGAAGGTGATTTACCAGTTTATTTAAATAGTTCATCTGGAACATCATTAAATGGAACACCTAGTAGTGTTAACGTTGCAGCACAAGGAGGTCGTACCGACGTACCAGCAGATAGTTTATATGCTGACACATCAAATGCAGAAATTGAACCAACCACAATTAACGATTTACGTCGTGCATTTAGATTACAAGAATGGCTTGAAAAGAACGCCCGTGGCGGTACAAGATATATTGAAAGTATATTAAGTCATTTTGGAGTTAGGTCTTCAGACGCACGATTACAACGTCCAGAATATATTACTGGCGTTAAAACACCAGTAGTTATTAGTGAAGTATTGAACACAACTGGTGAAGACGGCGGATTACCACAAGGTAATATGGCCGGACATGCTTTATCCATTAGTAGTGGTAAAAGTGGTTCTTATTATTGTGAAGAACACGGTTATATTATCGGCATAATGAGTGTAATGCCTAAAACCGCATATCAACAAGGAATTCCTAAGACATTCCTTAAAAATGACACTTTAGATTATTATTTCCCTTCATTTGCTAATATTGGTGAACAACCAGTTGAAAATCAGGAAATTTATGCATATGGAGATAATCCAACAGATACGTTTGGATATGTACCTAGATATGCAGAATACAAATACATGCCTTCACGTGTTGCTGGTGAATTTAGAACTACATTAGATTATTGGCATTTAGGTCGCATTTTTGCGACACAACCTTCTTTAAATTCAACATTTATTGAATGTAAACCAGAAGATACAACACGTATATTTGCAGTTGAAGACGGAACAGACCCATTATATTGTCATGTATATAATAAAATTCAGGCAATTAGACCAATGCCTAAATACGGAACACCAAGCTTCTAGTGTCTACACAATGTTTAAACCCATTCCAGTTAAAAGAGGAAAATGGAGGTCATTATGTACCTTGTTCTAAGTGTTTAAATTGTAAAAGACGTAGAGCCAGTACTTGGTCAGTACGATTAGTCAAAGAAGGAGAGCGGAGCATATCCGCTCACTTCTTAACCTTAACCTACGACACAGAACACGTACCTATAACCAACAAGGGTTATATGACGTTAAAAAAGACAGATATTCAAAAGTTCTTTAAAAGATTACGGAAATGTCATGGAAAAAATCACAAATCTATAAAATATTACGCCGTTGGAGAATATGGCGGTCAGACATTAAGACCACATTACCATATAGTTATATTCAACGCTGACATTAATTATTTCGAACGTGCCTGGGCATTAGAAAACAAAAAAATTGGCGAAATACATGTAGGAACTATAACCGATGCTTCAATCGGTTATACTTTAAAATACATATCTAAAGCAGCCAAAATACCAATGCACCAGAACGATGATAGAAGCAAAGAATTTGCATTAATGAGCAAAGGACTTGGCTCAAATTATATAACCGAAAATATATTAAAATGGCACAAAGCAAACGTCGAAGAACGCGTATACGTACCTTTGTTAGATGGAAAAAAGGCTCCACTAGCGAGGTATTACAAGCTGAGGATATACGACGAATTCGAGAAGGAACGAATTTCCTATTACTTCCAGAAGAAAGCATCCGAAGCAAAAGATTTATTAGTAGAGGAACATGGCAACAATCTACAATCTTTTAACGAACAAAAAATTTACGATTCAATTCGTAAATTGAATAAAAAAGAACATTTAAAAATTTAAAAAATGATTAAAACATATTTAAATCGGGAAGAGCATACTCGCCGTTACGAAGTAAATAACGAACCAAGTGAAACAATACCAGACCAAAGCATGTCTATTCGCACATTGCTTGACCGTTATTCAAGGGGTTTACCAATATCAGGTGAAAGAACCCCTATTTGGCAACAAGGTGACGATTTTAACGATATGCCAGATCCAAGAACACTTGACCTTGCAGAAAGGCAAGAATTTGCTGAATTATATCAGCAAGAACTAAAAAGTTTGAAAAAAACTTTGAAATCTGAAAAAAATCATTCAGATTTACAAAAATTATCAGACATTAGTTCTGAGGAACAAAACGGCGTTTTGAGTGAGTTGGATTAATCCAACTCGCGCAAAGCGCAAGACAAGCGTAGCGCGTCAGCAAAGCACTAATACTACTTGATATATTAGTGCTAGTTGACACCAAGTCAACGAAAAAAAGTATTTAAGGAGTATAAACCCCCCACCCTAAGAAAAGCAATGGCGGTGGAAGCTAAAGGGAGCCAAGGGAAGTAACGAAGTGGATGACCCAAGGCGACCAAAAAGCGAAAACCGACATGCTTTCAGGGGTTTAGAAAAAAACGACTCAAAGTCTAAATGAAATGCAGACACAAATACAAAAAAACAAAAAACACGCAGCAACGCTGGAACGAACGCAATCGACGCGTAAACCAAAAAACATAACTAATTACAAACAAAGAGGCCTATTTGGCCGACTTTATAAAACCCTAATAACATGCCCTTACCCGCATTCTTAGCATTAGCCGGAAAAGCAATAGGCACAGCCTTTGCAGCTAAAAACATAGGAACAACAATAGCAGCAGCTAACGCTGGTGCTCAGTTATTAACAAATAGAGCACAACAAAGGTCAAACCTAGAAATGTATAATAGGCAAAGACAAGATGCTTTAGCAGATTGGAATAGACAAAACCAATATAATAGTCCTGAATCTCAAATGGCAAGATTTAAAGAAGCTGGATTAAATCCACATCTTATATATGGACAAATGACTACTGCACAACCTATAAAAACACCAGAAGCTCAAGCTCCAAAATATGTAGCACCACAAGCAGATCCACAAGATTTTAACGTATTAGGAAGACAATATTCTTTAGATACCCAACGTTTACAAAATGAAAACTTGGAAAAAACAAGTAAATTAATAGAAGCTCAAACATTAAAAGCTAATAGTGAAACAGATTGGAAAAATGTTTATACAGATTTTTTTAAATCAACTGATCCTTATAGACGTGAAGGTATGAACATTAGTAATTTATTAAAAGGAAGTCAATATAGACAATCTGAAGAAAGAATTACATCTATACAAAAAGAAAGGCAATTAATTGCCCCTAAGATACAAAATTTAATTGCGGGTACGCAATTATCACAACAAAAGAAAGCAGAAAGTGCTCAACAAATTATTAATATGATTACTGCTAATCAATTATTAGGTCAAAAAGTTCTTACTCAACAACAAGAAAATGAATTTATGAAAAAAATTCAAGCTATGGGAATAGTAGGACAAACAGCAGCATCTATATTACGTATATTTAAAGGCAAATAATTATTAACAATAAAAATCCTAAAAATGAGAAGACGTACTAGTCGCAAAAAAAGAGGCGGATACAGAAAAGTAGCCCGAACTTATTACATTCAACGAGGTGGAACCCGTTTATAAACAATTAAAAACAAAAAACAAACATGAAAAACTTATTCAACAGTATTAAGTTAACAAAACCATCAAAGAACAGCTTTGATTTATCCCATGATGTTAAGTTATCAACAAATATGGGCCAGTTGACACCAATTCTTGCACTAGAATGTGTACCGGGAGACAAATTTAATTTGGGATGTGAAAGTTTAGTTAGATTTTCACCATTAATTGCACCGGTTATGCATAGAATGGATGTAAGTATGCATTATTTTTTTGTACCAAACAGAATTACATGGGCTAATTGGGAAAAGTTTATAACTGATGCAAATTCAGGTGTAGTATCTCCATATTTAAATTGGAGTCAAGCTGATGCTGCTTATTGGGAAGCTGTTTATCCAAATTCAAAAATTACAAAAACATTTGATTATATAGGTGTACCACCACCAACAACAGGTACTGCTTCTCAGAGAATTAATGCTTTACCATTTGCAGCATATCAGTGTATATATAATGAATATTATAGAGATCAAAATTTACAATCACCTGTACCATATAAATTAAAAGATGGTAACCAAAATGTTGGATCAGCTGGTGAGACTGATTATGTTGCTTTAACAACATTAAGGAATAGAGCATGGGAACATGATTATTTTACATCTTCATTACCTTTTGCACAAAAAGGTGCAGCAGTAGATATTCCAATAGGACTTGTTGAAGGAGACCTTCCAGTATATTTAAATAGTTCATCTGGAACATCATTAAACGGAACACCAAGTAGTGTTAATGTAGCTGCACAAGGAGGTCGCACTGATGTACCTGTTGATAGTTTATATGCTGATTCATCAAATGCAGAAATTGAACCTACAACTATTAACGATTTACGTCGTGCATTTAGATTACAAGAATGGTTAGAAAAAAACGCTCGTGGCGGTACACGTTATATTGAGAGTATTTTAAGCCATTTTGGAGTTAGAAGTTCAGACGCAAGATTACAAAGACCTGAGTATATTACAGGTGTAAAAACACCTGTGGTAGTAAGCGAAGTCTTAAATACCACAGGTCAAACAGAAGGTTTAGTACAAGGAAATATGGCTGGTCATGCTTTGTCTATTAGTAGTGGTAAAAGTGGTTCGTATTATTGTGAGGAACACGGTTATATTATTGGCATAATGTCTGTAATGCCTAAAACCGCATATCAGCAAGGTATACCTAAAACTTTCCTTAAAAATGATACATTAGATTATTACTTTCCATCATTTGCAAATATTGGTGAACAACCAGTTACTAAAAATGAATTATACGCTTATACTGCAAATGCAGAAGAAACATTTGGTTATGTACCTCGTTATGCAGAATATAAGTTTATGCCATCGAGAGTTGCTGGAGAATTTAGAACTTCATTAAAATATTGGCATTTAGGCCGTATATTTGAAACAGAACCAAACCTGAATTCAACATTTATAGAATGTAAACCACAAGATACAACACGTATTTTTGCTGTTCCAGATGTTGAAGATGGTGAAGATTCACTATATTGTCATGTATATAATAAAATTCAGGCAGTTAGACCAATGCCTAAATACGGAACACCAAGTTTTTAGTGTCTACACAATGTTTAAACCCTTTCCAGTTAAAAGAGGAAAACGGAGGACATTATGTCCCATGTTCTAAGTGTTTAAATTGCAAAAGACGTAGGGCTAGTACTTGGTCAGTACGATTAGTTAAGGAGGGAGAGCGGAGTATATCCGCTCACTTCTTAACTTTAACCTACGACACAGAACATGTACCAATAACTCAGAAAGGGTACATGACTTTAAAAAAGACAGATATTCAGAAATTTTTTAAAAGATTAAGAAAATGTCATGGAAAAAATCACAAATCTATAAAGTATTACGCCGTTGGAGAATATGGCGGTCAGACATTAAGGCCACATTACCATATAGTTATATTCAACGCTGAAATAAATTATTTTGAGCGTGCCTGGGCATTAGAAAATAAAAAAATTGGCGAAATACATGTAGGAACTATAACCGATGCCTCTATCGGTTATACTTTAAAATATATATCAAAAGCAGCCAAAATACCAATGCACCAGAACGATGATAGAAGCAAAGAATTTGCATTAATGAGCAAAGGACTTGGCTCAAATTATATTACTGAAAATACATTAAGATGGCACAAAGCAAACGCAGAAGAACGCGTATACATACCTTTGTTAGATGGAAAAAAGGCTCCAATGGCGAGGTATTACAAGCTGAGGATATACGACGAATACGAGAAGGAACGAATTTCTTATTACTTCCAGAAGAAAGCATCCGAAGCAAAAGATTTATTAATAGAGGAACATGGCAACAATCTTCTATTTTTTAACGAACAAAAAATTTACGATAGTATTCGTAAATTGAATAAAAAAGAACATTTAAAAATCTAAAAATGTCAAAAACTTATCTTAACAAAAAAGAACACCGTTTCACCGGGGAAGTGAACAATGAGCCTAGCGAAACCGTACCAGATCAAAGCATGTCTATTCGCACATTGCTTGACCGTTATTCAAGAGGTCTCCCGATTTCGGGAGAAAGAACACCTATTTGGCAACAAGGTGACGATTATAATGACATGCCAGACCCAAAAACTCTTGACCTTGCAGAAAGGCAAGAATTTGCTGAATTATATCAGCAAGAATTAAAAAGTTTGAAAAAAACTTTGAAATCTGAAAAAAATCATTCAGATTTACAAAAATTATCAGACATTAGTTCTGAGGAACAAAACGGCGTTTTGAGTGAGTTGGATTAATCCAACTCGCGCAAAGCGCAAGACAAGCGAAGCGCGTCAGCAAAGCACTAATACTACTTGATATATTAGTGCTAGTTGACAC